TGTGCAACGTCTCAATGAGATTCAAGATCCTGCTGAACGATCAGCTGCCGCTACCCGGTTGCTGGGTCGTGGTTGGATGGAATTGTCTGAACTGATTGCTTTAACATTGTTGATGAAACTGTCATCATCAAATTCCTCGGCGATTCTTGACAGAACACCACCAGAAATATCGCCACCGCTGATCTGATTAATGAAACCCAAAACATCGCTAAGAACAGGAACAAGATTTTCACCAATGTTGTTCGCCAGATCATCAAACCGGTCACGAAGTTCATCGATCGCCGCACGAAACTCTTTCGCTTTCCGAACCTCGTCCTCATCAATGACTTTCGCATCCGACACAGACGCCAAACTTGCTGAAAGATCATCAGCACCCATCGCAATCAGTTCAGACAATTCCATCCAACCACGACCCAGCAACCGGGTAGCGGCAGCTGATCGTTCAGCAGGATCTTGAATCTCATTGAGACGTTGCACAACATTCATGAATGTTGCGTTCACATCCGTCGCACCGTCCGACGCATAAGCAATATCGACACCCAATTTGCGGAACAAGTCAGGGCTATTACCCAATGTCTTGTTCATAAAACCGAGAGCCTTCTCGACCTGCCCAGCCTCAACACCGATATCGCCGGCGACCTCGATAAACCTTGATGCTTCCTCAGATGACAGGCCGGTAGCATCAGCGAATTTACCGGCAGACAACGCCAAATCTTGGAAAGCCATCACAGATTTGACAGCGAACCCGGCGATCGCAGCACCAGCAGATGCAGCGAAAGCCAACGCATTCGCTTTCACATAATTCATCGCAGAGCTGCCAACCGCCTGGAACTTGCCCATGGCTCCCTGGGCTTCACCGACCTCACGCCGGAACTTCCCGAATGCTGTCTCCGCTTCCTTGAGCCCTGCTCGAGCCTTGGCTGCGTCGGCAATGATGTTGACGGAAAGGGATGCAGTTTTAGCGGCCATCAGACGTTCCTATTCCAAATCTTGTACACCTCTTCAAGGTACATGTCGAGAGCACGATCCACATTCTTATCCACAGCCCGATACAAGAACTGATTCGGACGAATGTTCCTGGAACGCCATCCGAAATGGATCGGACCCGCATACGGCACCCTCGCAGACCCAGACCTGATCTTGGCACCTCGAGCAGTCTTCGCCGGCCTGATCGTCCCACGCAACGCACCAGACAGCACAGGGACTTCTTCACGAGCCTGCGTCGCCACAAACTCGCCAACCTTGAAACCGATATCTTTCAGGTTGTCTTTGGCGGCATCATCCAACTTTTCCAACGCTCGCAGAAGCTTGTTCAAACCTTCAATTTCGGCGTTGGGTGTGGCAGCCATCAATCATCCTTTTGCTGCCTTATTGTAGTCAATCGTCTTCTGACGCAGATAGTCCACGATCGCCTCAAACACCTCCGGAGGCGCATCCAGCAGATCGTTCGGCCCGATACCAGTCTCCACAGAGACTTGAGCGACTAATCCGATGTAGGACTGGCTGATGCGCCTTCGTCTAAAGGGTCCGGCTCCTCATCACCGAAGACCCAACCCACATTCTCCAGTTCCTCAAGCCAACCTTCGAACGGTTTCACGACACGACCAGACAAGCGCACACATTCATACGCCAGCCAATACACATGCTCCATCGACAGATCATCTTTGAAGATCTTCGTGAACGGCATTTTGAAATGACGTTCAAAGTTCACCGCAGCACGCGGCGAAACTTTCACATCAATCAGTTCACCGGCGTGCTCGACACGCAAGCCGACACCAGACACACCACTCATTTGCTGCCCTCCTCAGTCACATCAGACGGTTGTCTTCGTGATACCACCCGAAACCGGCCATGACACATCAGCCGTCAACAGATCACCGACAGCGCCAGCAACCGGCGCCCACTCCGACACGAGAACCGTGAACGTGTACAACGGATTGTCGGTGGCGGTCGTGACGTTCACCGGCTTCACCGTGATCTCAGTCGTCGTACCCAACAGCGGGTAGATCGTCTGCTCGACCTCGGAGGAAGCGAAATCCTGATGGAAGGATGCGGAGAACGAATGATCACCGAGACCGGCAACACGGGTCACAGCAGTGTTTCCGAATGCGGTCGTTTCCACCTCGGCGAACGACATGTTCAGCGACACCTGGGCGATCCGATCGGTCAGATCAACCGAGTTGATCGTGATCTTCGGATTGTTGAAAACGAGCTTTGCCATGTTCAGTCCTCTGCACTCTCAGATTTGACGTCTGCTTTGATCTTAGCCTCGACCGGCACAATATGACCTGAATCGAGCAACGCCCCAATATTACATCCGACCAGATCGGAAGAATCCACAATCTGCCCAGCCTTACCCTCAGCCAGCCGTCCGCTCACAATCTTGTATTTCATGCGTACACCTCAACATTGAATTCCACCGACAGGTAGATCACTTCCTGAACATTGATCGATGTGACATTCCCGCCGGAGGTCACCTGACAGGTTTGAACTGTTCCGCACAATGTCGGGTCCTTCTCGATCGCAGCTCTCACCGAACCAGCCCCATCCCACGACAGGAAGTTATCGAGTCGCTGTTGGGCGATCCGATCCGATGCTCGAGCGACCACGACACTCACAGTGAACAGATATTGCGGGTTGCCGGCACCGAACGCCCCATGATAAATCACATTGTCAATACCGACGGTCGCCATCGGCGGGTTCAACGAATCGGGGATGAACTCGATCACCCGCAAACCATCGATTTCAGCGAGCGCCTCACGGAGACGTTTCGATACCTGTGAAACGGTTGCGACAGCCATCAGAGAATCCCGACCGGGTCCTTCCGATAGTTCTGCACCAGCGCCGCAGCTGTCGGATGCAACGCTGATCGCAACCGAAGGATGCCAGTATCAGCGAACGGGGTCGCCCCGAACGGTGCATCAGCAGACTTGAAAATGGTGATCGCCTGCAAAATGGCGGCCTGCTTCACCGCAGACGGCACCGCAGCCCAACCCCACTTCGCAGTCACCTTCACCGTCACCCGCCCGTAATCCTGCGGGAAATACAGGCTGTTGACCGCCCGGATCGTATGGTACGGCCACGCCTCACCATAATTTTCCTGATTCAACGGCTCCAACTGATAATCGTCAGTCGTCCATGTTTGCGACCAGGTCCCATCCAAACCAGGGTCAGACTGAATCACCAGACTGGTCGTCGTATAGAAATCCTCGGTGAACGCCAAATCCCATGATTCCGGTGTGAACACTCGGGCAGACGCATTCGCATCCGTCGTGAACTGCCGTTGACAATATTGCTGGATCATCTGCGTCGCAGCCGAGCACGCCAACTCGATGCGCACATCGTCAACACTGTCAGGGATCGGAATCCCCAACGCCTCTTTCACATCATCAGAATCGCAGAGATTCGCCACAGCACAACCTTTCGACCAGCAACCAGACTACCCGACGGTGATAATCCCAAGCCCGTAACAACCCTCAACCCACTCCACATCAAAACCTCGAACAGCCACGAACTCTCGAACAGCCTGAGCCACCGGGAAATCCGGATCAGATTCCGGTGAAGCAGCCGGCCTCTGCAACTCGGTGTCATGCAACACCATCAACCCGCCAGGCTTCACCTTCTTCACATACAACTCGAGTTCCGCTTTCGTCTGCTCATAAGTATGCGAAGTGTCAATGAACACAATGTCCACATCATCAGGTAGCTGATCGGATAACTGGAGATCATCGCCAACAAGCGGATACCAGAACGGCAAACCCTGCCATTCGACCGGCACAACCGGCGGGGTGATATCCACAGACCACACTTCCCCACCCTGCTCCTGGGCAGCCGCCAAAAACGCTGACGTCGAATCCCCTCGACGCACACCCAACTCGATCACCTTCACATACGGGATTGACGCCAACTCGAACAGTCTCGGCAAATGGTCACTGATATCCGACCCATGCTGAGCCCGACGAAAACATTCCTGCAACAAATTCATGATCACGTCCTATCCGAATGCCGACGAATCTTAAACAACGGGCTACCCCTCAAACCGCCTGACAGCAACCGTACATCCAAGCCACAGCGTCGCAACACCACCGGCAACGACAACTGATCCTGCACAGTCCACCGGCAAATCTCATCCAACCACAACTGCCCGAACTGACGAACCCTCATCGAATCACGCATCACGAACAAGCCGGCAGCCCACAAACCCCAAGCATCCGGATGCCCGGCAGAAACATACGATGACGCCTGCTCAACCACCAGTTCACCCTGATATTTCGGCAGATCAGCCGACACACCAGCCTCAACCTTGATACTCGTACGGTCAGGATGAGCATGGAAAGCGATATCACCATCATCCAAATCATCGATCATCCGCTCCACCAAAGTTCGGTCAGGGAAAATCGACCCGTCCAGCCAGACGAACAGATCAGCGTCAGCGAACTCCCACGGTCTGCACTTCGCAAACTTGCCGACAAGTCGAGGATCAATCCCACCACGATCTACACGCACATGCTCGAACTGGCGAGGAACATTCACCAGCCCATCCGTGACCATCACATAATGGCAATCAACACTCTGCTCAACCCACACCGGTTCGTCATACCCGCCGAACACCGCCGAAACGACAGCAACTCTCACCGGGCAGAGAACTTCCTAAACCGAGCCTTGAAGAGCTTCTCATCTTCTTGCGCTTTGTCAGCACCCAAGTCATACACAGCATCATTCGGCGCTTTGCCAACCATCGGATGCACATGCTCCACCTCAGAACCCAAAGCAACCTGGAACACACCGTTCTGTTTCGCCACAGTCACCAGTTCATCATCCACAAACCAATGGTGATACCCCTCATGGCAGAGCACCCCAGGCCCATCCCATGATGCACCCTTCTCAATCACATAGGCACGCTCAACCAGCATGTGCGTCGCATGTTCACCACGCATCACTCGAGGATTCGCCAGATCATTCGTTCCGACAACCTTCGCCCCATATCGGCGGGCGACCTCGAAACAATGATCTAGCCAGCCTGGTCGGAACTTGACATCATCACCGGCCAAGAAAACCCACTGAGCTTCAGAGAGCGCTGAGAGCTGGTCGAACGCAAAGTTCGCCTTCTTAGCAAAACTTCCAGAATGAAATAGAACATTCCCACCATAAGAACGAACCTCATCAGCCTGAACATCATCACCTTCCTCACACACAAACCATGCTCGAGCCAACCCGGTCGAAGCACGCAACGACTCCATGAACGGTTTCACATTCTGAGGCCGATGCAACACCGGCACAATCACATCCACCAATTCAGTCGCCGGTGGCGCATAAAACGACTGCCAGAAATCCGACTCACCCAACCACAAATTCTTCAGATGAGTCGTGCGAATCCCCGTATGAATAAACAACGGGATATCCAACGCCTGACAACGCACAAAGAAACTGATGTCTTCACCGATCAAAGAACCATCAGTCCCACGCACCCGATCGAACCAGCATTCACCCTCAGATTCGGCGATCCGCTCGAACACTGAACGATGAATGACAATGAACGCACCGCCAGTCGCAGCGCATTCGACCAGCGAATTCACCGGGAAATGGGATCGGCCTGTGAACCGCCAATGCCCATCATCATGCTGAACCCAATCAAAGATCGTCGGTCGAGGCACACAACGGAACCCGTTCGACCCATCATCAAACGCTTCACGCTGAGCGAAACACAAACCGCCCACAATCGGACGGTTCACAGGATCAGCCAAACTCAACAACTGATCCAACGCCATCGGCTCGAAACCCATATCCGCATCAACCATGAACAGCCATTCACAGTCAGACTTCAACAAAGCCTTAGCCAATTCGTTGCGCCCCTCAGGAATACCACCAGAAGCGCACTTGATCGACGCCCAACCGTTCAACCGGCGACCATGCGCCATATCCCAGCCGACAAGACCCATCAGGCTCTTATGGAACGAAGTGCTCACCTCATGCGGATGCAAATAACCGACAAGAACATCACTTTTCGGTTGCACGCTTCACCTGACGCTTCACACCCGGCGCAGCCGTCGCCTGCTCAACCTCAGGCAACACAATCTTCGTAGCCGGCGTGGACTTCACAGCACGCTGACCCCGAACATTCGCAGGAGCAGACACAAACAAATCAGGGCGAGCCTTCACAAACGGATCAGACGCCCACCATGCCTCACCCTCCGACAAACGAACCTTCAACCCCGACGCAGGATCAACCAGCGTGCACGTCGACATAGCGAACACAACATCAGCCATCAGAAACCTCCAAACGTCGGGCCCTCCCCGACAGGCTCACTCTAGCCAAACAAGTCTTGTAAATAGCAAAAGCCCTCGGTACCGAAGCACCGAGGGCTTTCTCCCACTACCGATGGGATCACAGAGTGTCGGGAAGACCATCCTCAGTCGCCGCATTCGCAACAGCGGGCGCTCCACCAACATCAAGACCAGTCGTCGGAACCTGCGGTGTCACATCGATGAAACCAGCGATGCAATACAGCCAGCCGTTCGCCAAATCCGCACCGGACACGATCAGCGCACCAGCGATGAACACATCACCAGGGACCGAACGTGATACCGGATCAGCCGACCCGAACACAGTCGCAACATAACCAGACAGCATCGTGATACGAGTCAAATCTGTGTCTTCCAGTTCGTTCTGATCGAACGAACCGCGCACAACATGATCATTCACGATCGCCTTGGCGATAGCAGGATTGCCCGCAACATCACTGATCTCAAGATTCAGCTCATCAAGAACACCAGCAAGCACCGACTCGACAGGAGCGAAAACCGTGTAGTTCGGCTTTCCGTTGCCGTCAGTGTCAAGAGCGTCAGCTGCACCTGCAATCAGAACGATCTGCTCAAACAGTTCGCCACCGTTATCGCTGCAAAGTCCGGCATCAATGCCTTCCCAAACAGTCGAATCAGCGTAACCAGCCGAAACAGGGACAACACTGGCGCCGATAACAGCTGCACCAGCGAGCATTCCAATAAGGATCTTCTTCATTGTTACCTCCGTCAGATGCGTAAGCATCGGGATGATTGGTCAATCGGAAACTCTATAAGGACTTCAACCGGCGAACAGTAAACGTCATGAAACCGTCATGTAAAAGCGAAAGCCCCCGGCACCGAAGTGCCGAGGGCCGACGCTGAAACCAGAATGGTTACTGGTTCTGGAGGAGTCGGAAGCCGAGGTCGTTCACGGAGTCGAAGCCGTGACGAGCGTAGGCGTACCATCCACGCTGACCGGTCGGGCGACCGTTGGTGACACCGAACAACTGCGGGATGAACTCGAGGCTCATACCGGCCCGCTGTGCGATGACGTAGTTCGAGAAGTCACCAACACAGAGGATGTTCGCAGCACCAGTCGTTCCGGTGAAGTTCGGAGCGTAATCGCTCAGAACAACCGGACGTCCGAACAGGGTGCCGGTTCCACCTTCACGCAGGTTCACCGTGTAGTAGGCGCCGCTCGAAGTCGAGGAGAACGTACGGATCTCGTTCTCGACATCGGTCGACATGACCCACGTTGCACGACTGCGGTAACGCTCCGGCAGTTCGCCCCAAACCTTCAACAGGTCGACCGCACCGAAAGCACCATCGGTGGTCACAACAACTTCGACGTTCGTGTTGGCGTCGAGTGCGGTGAAGATACCGACCGGGGTGGTTCCTGTCATGGTCTGCTTGGCGACGAGGTCGACGTAGCCGGCATCGAGCAGGCGACGCATTTCCTCAGCGAAACCGGGGTAATCCATTCCCACTTCAAGCGAGTAGGGGATGAATCCGGCAGCCTTGTAGGTGACCACGTTCGGCTGGGCGAGTGTCGCCGAATCGTCCGAAACCTCAGAGGCTTCAGCGTCATACGACCAGGTCACACCAGCGGACGAAACACCCTTCCACTCATCGGTCGTGATCGTGATCACGCGTGCGATGTTGAGGATCGGGGCGTCAGCGGCACCGGAGGTCAGGATGATCGTCGGGTCGATGAGGACCGGCAACCCGAATCCACCAGCCGAATCAGGGCTGATAGCAGCTGCACGGAACTCGTTGATCGCCTGAGCTTCCTCAGAGGTGAACGCCGGGTTCTGCTGGGTGGCACCCTTCACGAAGGCCGAACGGTAAGCATCGTTCTCGGTAAGGAGGAGACGCTTAGCGATCTGACTGCCGTCAGTCAGTTCGGAACGAGTGTTGATCAACTTGTCAACATTGTCGAGCTGACGGGGAGCGAGTCCACGGCTGTTCGTGTCAAGAACCTTGAGGGCTGCGTCACGGATTTCGCCACGGGAAGCGGAACGAACATCGATCGCAGTCTCAGTCTTGCGCATGATCTGGGGTGCGTCGAAACCGGCGGCACGCTCAACAACAGCGGACTTCGCTGCGTCGATGCGGGACTGACGGGCTTCGACCTCGGACAGTTCACCCTTACGGGCGTCGAACTCGTCCAGGACGGCCGTGAGACGGGCGTCATCTTCAGGGGTGATGTTCTCAATTGCAGCGAGAGACTCGATTTCAGCCTTCAGCGCCGCAACCTTCGAACGGAGCTCATGAATGTTCATGTGAATCCTTTTCCAGGGTAAGTCGAGCAAGTGCCTGACGTTGGGCTTGTGTTCTGATCGAGTGCTCTTGCGGCTCGACTTCTTCTGTGGTTTCGACGACCGACGGACCGGTGCCAAAGGCGAGCAGCTTGGCGATTTCGCCTCGCACCTCAGGATCAGAGAGCGAAGTGAGAACTTCTCGGCTTCGCACACCGACTGAGGTTTGCTCATAAGCCGGGAATACCACAGGCCCGGCCTCATACAAGGCTATCTCGTTGATGGTCCGCTCGGGACCATTCTTGCCTCGAGTCCATTTGTCGTTGATGACACGGAAACGGAATGACATTCCTTGGATCGCTCCGTCACGAATCGCATCACGCACAGGTTCGACCAGCCAGTTGTCTGACAGTCGAGCCTTCACTTTCAAGCCGTGCGCATCCTCACGCAGACTGGTGATGACACCAAGCGGGATCGACCCGATCAGCGGATGAGTGCCATGATCGAACTGGAGGACAGGCATCCGCTCAGAGATCGTCTTCTTGAATGCACCTGGGGCGATCCGCTCCTGAAAAGTGCCCTCATAGGAGTCGATCTGTGTCCACTCATTGAACACCGCCGCATACCCTTCCAACGTCAAACCGTCGCTGGATGGTTCCGCTCGGAACTCCACTTTGCGCACCAGATTGTCTCGAGGAGCCTCGAAACGGAATTGCGTATCGTCCATGTCCTTTTCCTTTTCTGTCAACCCCTCCTGGTTTTCAGATCGTTCAGCCTTAATCTGCTCAGCTTTGCGTGCGAACCAGTCTCGTGCCGGCCCAGGATTCAACGGGTTAATCCCCCACAGATAGTGGGCGACAGCACCAGCACCCGGCCAGTCATCGTTGTCCGCATTCGAGTTCTGTGGCGCATCCAAATCGACAGCGTGCCGTTCACCCCAAGCGTTCGCCCGGATCACCTTGTCTTCACTGATCTGCCCGTCAGCCATAAGACGTGCTTCACGGATCGTGCGATCAACAAGCCCGTCACCGCCGTACCCTTCAGCACGAAGTTCCAAACCTCGAGCGGCAGCCGACCGAATGTAGCCAGGAACAGTCAGTTCAACCTGACGTTCCTCGTCACCGTCGTCCTTGTACCCGCCAGTTTCAATGTCATCATCGTCTTCATCGTCGGGAGCCCAACGATTGCAATAATGATCGCCACGCACCCAATCAGACCAAAGATCACACCAGACACGACGCCCATCAGGGTTCACCATGTCCTCGTTGTAATGCTCACAGTTCCCGCACGCACGCCCCTCAGGAACATCCTCAGACACAGCCGGCCTGTAATTATCCGGAAGAGCACGCTTCTCCGAACGCTCACCACCAGGCTCAATATCCTCAGCCAACGACATCGCCACCATCTGATCGACAGCATCCTGCTTCGACCCATGACAGCCCATCACTTCCCCATCCTGTTTGACAACAGCCCAACCATCACATTCGGCTGACTCGTTCGTGATGAAATACGGCATCAGGCTTCACCAGTCCCAGGTGGCTGCAACTGCACCGACAATGTTCCGCTATGCGTGAGCAGACTCATATCACCCGTTGTGACCGCAGCGATAACCGAATCAGGATCAAAACCGCCGTCCACCAAAGTTCGCATCGTTGTCGCATCCTTCGCACGAATCTCAGCATTGTCCAGCACATCCTCCTGCAAAAACGACACGTCACGATCGTCATACCAAAGACGCACACCACCGTCCACTGGCCGTACAAGGTTCTCGAGCGCACCGGCAGCCGACCGCCACAATGGGCGCATCGTCCCATCAGCGAACCTGCGACGGGTCGCCGTGTAGTTCCCGGCATTCAAGGCTGAACCAGCAAGCCCCTCAGAAATACCTAAAATTGCAGCCGGCACACCAGCCGCAGCTGCGATACGGGTTTCACCTGCACCCTGCACCGCTTTGAAATTCAACTGTTCAAGGTTCGCCCCGACAAGTTTGATGTCAGCACCGGCACCGAGATACAAGGTTTTGAACGCCTGGCCTGCACCCTGATGGCGTGCCTCGAGACGCTCCTTGAACTTCTTGTACGCCTCCTCAGACACACCAGGGTCGAACTTCACAACCATGTTCGGGGTCGCCGAGTTCCTCAGGAAAGCGTGCTTGTAGGTTGTCATCTCACCGTCAGCAGTCACATCCGGCAACACCGTCGACAACCATGAACGCCCACGGAACGGATGATCAGGATCAGCGAGCGGACGATAATGCGCCACATCAGACGGCAGGAAGAAAGCGATCTCATTACCTTGATCGTTCACCACCGAATAGCCGACCAGCCGGCGACCGAACGGCAAACCTGACTGCGGATCAACAACCTCAGCGGAAGCGATCACAACTTTCGACGGGTTCAACCGGATCAACTCATTATCGATCCGCACCCAATACGAGTTCCCGTACAAGGAAGCATCAACTTCCATGCGGGCCAGAAGATCTCCAGTTGTCGCCGACGCCCACGGACGCTCAAGAATCGTCAACTCTGGAGTCCCAAAAAAGTTCCCTGGTCGACCCGACTGGAACTGCTGATACAGAAACCGCACCTCAGAAAACACCATTGCTCGAACACTGATGCACGCAGCAACAATCGGATTCGAGCCACCCTGCAACGCAGTCAACTCATGAATGTTCCCGCCCGGAGTCACATACTGGATGCCGTTGAACGAAAACTGTTCCCACAAGCGCATGTAGTCAGGCCACGAAAACTGGTTTCGTTCCTCATCTGCACGACGTCGCAAATTTCCGAGCACTACTCACCCGTTTTCTCGATAGCCAAACCGAATATCAACAGTCCTGTGGATAAGACTAGCCCACCCGCACTCGGATGAAGCACGAACGCCGACCACGACGCCACACCCAACCCGACAACCTGCAACACCGAACCAATCCAACGCTTACCCAAAATCCACCCACACTTCCGCAGCCGCAGCTGCTTTCACATCAGCCGCCAACGTCAAAGCCACCAGCGCTGACACATCCGTATCCCCATCCTTACGAGCCCACACCCACGCATCCGACGTCGACCGGCGACGAGCACCAGCCACCGCAGCATCCAACACCGGATGCGGAAACACTTTCACACGCCCATCAGCCAACCTGTCAAACAACTGGCCGCAAGCATAAGCCATCTCACGAGTGCTATAACGCACCACGTTAACCCCACGCCCAACCAGCTCATCAGCAAACGAACCAGCCGGCCCAAACGAATCCAACACGATCGGCGCCTCCCACTTGCGAGCCAACTCAACAAGCCGATCAACACACCAACCGAGCCCATCCCGATACTCGACAAGCTCACACTCGCCACGCTCATCAGCCGCCACAATCGCCGCAGCCGACCGCTCCGAATTCACATCAAACCCAAACCGCAACTTCCCCTGCGGAGACACAGAATCAGAACACGCCTTATCCCAAACAGCCAACGGGATCACACGCTCATCCGACACAGTCCACTGATTCCCAAACGACCTACGCCACTCACCATCCGGCATCGATTTCCGGACTGGGTCGACGATCCGCACAGTGGGTTCGAGCGAAGCGGCAGGCCATGGTATGACGAGCACCGGGTTGGCGGGTATCGACGAGTCTTTTGCTGATCTTGATTTTCGTCGTGAGCAGGCGTTGCAGCCGTCGATGGCGACGGTGGCTGATGCGCAGACATGGAATGTGTCGACGGCTGGCACGGAGCGTTCGGTGTATTTGCAGAAGAAGATTTCTGATGGTCGGTCGGGAGACGATGCCGGATGGTGAGTGGCGCAGGTCGTTTGGTAATCAGTGGACTGTGTCGGATGAGCGTGTGATTCCGTTGGCTGTTTGGGATAAGGCGTTGTCGGCTGTTGTGTCGTCGGCGGGGAA